GGCCTTGTTTCCCTTATCTTGTTAAACGTTTATAAATGCGTTTAATGTGTTTTCTTTTGCATTTTTTGCGCGGGTATGTTTCCGCGATCTTTGCGGCGGGCCATCCGGGTTTTTTTCCGTAGTAGTTGCAGATTTGCAAATATAGGGAATCACGCGCGGATGTACACTTGTCAAAGTTGATTGTGTGATTGTGATCTAGTGCAACATGATCTAATAACTCAAGTAATGCCCACGCGCTTTTTTTGCTGGGAATCCTAAATAAAAACTCTTTTTTATTCATTGGTTAGGCCCTCGCAAAAATCAATGTGTTTTTCAATGTCCGCTATGGATTTAATAACGTTTTGAAATTCGGCGGTGTTTTCTTTGCCTTCGCAAATTAAATTAAGGCGTTTAGCTTGCAATTCAACTAAACACCAGCGCGCCGCTAGGATTGCGTAACTATTCATTATAGATGCCATCCCTCGTCTAGTTGGCGTTTAGCTTCTCTATAACGGCGGTCCGCTAGTCGTTCGCTGTATCCGTTTTTATAAAGCAAATCAATAATAAGTTTTTCATTATTTGGGTCATTATCAAGGTTAGTAAACCATTGTATAAAGTCCCTTTTTTCTTGCTTGCTTGCTTCGGATTCGGCCATTTTGTACATATTTATAATTTTGTACGCATTGCCGCGTGTTTTTTTAAAGCACTTAATCGCGTGCATTGCCTCTAAATGTGTAAAGCAATAACTTTGTAATTCAGTAAAATGCTCAGTTTGTAAGGGTGATAAACCAGACATAGTAATAAATGATTGTGAGATTGTGAAAAAAAACCATAAAAAAATTATGGTTAGGACGTTGTAAGGAATCGAACCAAACTATAAAAACCATTAACGCCATATAAAAAAAGATCACTTCACGCGGTTTTGATCAGTTCCGAGGCTCTATTTGTAGTTAGAGCAATTTATATAAACAGTTACTTTTGTTCGCTGTTACTGTTGCCGGGTTGCAGTGCTTCGCCGCGTTTAAGAATAAAGAATAAATTTAAATAATATAACTATCTATATATTAAACGGATCGATCCATTAACGGCAAGTAATTTAAAAGTTATTTAATTATTAAATCTCGACCAATTGCAGTTATAGCTTTATTATGTCGGACGCGTACAGGTCGCACAAAATACACGAAACACACACAAAAACCGCCGCGCGTACCGTTTACCGGGCCATAACGGCCCATTATTGTAGTGTTTCGCGGATGTTTATAAAACATAATCGATTTTACAGCGCGAAAAGGGCCGCCGGGGGCATCCTTGCGAAAACGTACCCCCTTAACGCCCTCACAAAATTTTGTCAAAAATTTAATGGTAGTCTCTTTTGTACTTAGCAATAGCATCATCCAGGTTTTGTTTGATACTTAGAGTCAAATATTCATCTTCTATACCTACTAAAAACCCAAGTATTAGCCAATTGACAGGCGTAAACGGTGTTTTTAGTAATTTATATAGTTTTTTAAATTTACCGGTTTTTAATTTAGTCATTTACTACGTTTCTGTAGAAGTCTTTCTAAATACATTTTCTTTAACTCAAGTCTTTGAGCTTTTGGATCTAAAAGGGGCCATTTTTGTAGTTTTAAAGCGTACTTTATTTTTTCTATTACTACTTCTAACCTCTCCTTATATATCCTTCGGAGATAGTTTTTCATATTATTTAAATATTATATATACAGGCGTTAGAAGGAGTTATATGAGAATTATTGATTCACTCGCTCGCTACGCTCGCTGACAATAATAGATAGAGGAAGATATTGTCTTCCCCTATGAGGGGCGAGTCCACCCTTCTCTCCCCTGTACAGGGAGGGGTTGCTCTAAACCCAGGTATTACCTTGGTTGTCTTGGCCCCTGGCTTCTTGCCTTTGTTTATAGTTCATACCCATTACTAAGTGGTTTGCTGATGCCTGGGGATCATCTAAGAATCCAGCTATCATGTCATCCCACTCCATCTGTTTCCGTAGTTTTATCTGTTCCATAGCTGATATAGCTAGGCAATCTGTAAAATACTTTACGCCCTGGGCCAGGCAATCTAATCTATCGTCATGTTTGATAGCGAACTTAGCTCTTGTCATCTTTGACATTTGACCAAACAACATATACCCAATACGTTCTTCTGGTGGTAGTCCAGGATTAGAGTTAAAGTCCCACTCTATAACTTTTCTATCTACTACTAATCTATGCTGATTCATTACAGGCTCTAGTGAATCTATAATCCTATCTTCTTTTCTTACGTTTGCTCTTACTTCTTCTATATCTACAAAGTATTTAGTTTGTGTGCAGTGTTTCTTTATTAGTTCCGCTACGATTCCATCGCCAAAGTTTGTTTCGATAACCATCTTTGTAGCTCCATATTTTTGGCATCCTCTAAGGATATCCAACAAGGTATTGTCTGAATACCCTTCTCTGTAGGCTCGTACTTCATGCAAATAGATGATACCGTTTTTTTCGGAAAGATATGATACTGCTGTTTCATCGGAGCCACGGCCACTAGGGTCCAAACTGGCAATAGTCTGGTTATATTCTGACCACTCGCCTCTTGTTTGCATAGGTGAGTAGAAATAGTCCCCTGGGAGTCCGACAGTTGGCAAATCTTTGATACAGTTGCTTGGATCGGAGCACCAAACGATAGCCTCTGGAGCGGTTGTAGGGTTAACAGAAGTAACAATAAGATCAGCAAACTTAAGAGGAAACTTCTCAGCATCGGATAAGCTTGTATCGAGCATAAATTGAAGCATAAAGTTGCTTTTACCCATTGAAGCTTCTCTTTGTAGTAAGTCTTCATCGTCAAATCTATCTGGGTCAGTGCATTCGTTAGGTTGTGCTCCTTGTTCTATATCTTCATATAACTGAGGTGCTAGGAGTCCTCCATAAGACTCGGTTTTTCTTGGATATCTTGCGGGCCAAATAAACGGCTTATAGTTCCGCTCTGCCAAACGAGTATAAATACTAAAGCTATTCTGATAAGTCCCAAGAAAACAAATACGCGAATCATCCGATGGCGTAAGGATTGACTCGGTTTCCGTACATAGTTGAAGAAGTTTTTCACGCATCAACTCCGTCATACTGTTGCCTGGCACTTCTACATCGTCCAGGATTATCATGTCTGCACGACTTCCTGTTAACTGTGATGTAATACCCAGGGACTTTACGGAAGGTGCTTGGTGCGGAGGACAGTTGACATCGAATGATATTCTCGACCATCGTGCGTCTTCGTTTGTTGGTTGTAGGTGGTTTAACCATTTCGTTTCTACTATTAGTTTCTGTAAAAAGATCGACATATTATCTGCTCTATCCTTAGATGCAGAAATGATCATTATTTTTTTCTCGTTGTCTTTAAATAATGTCCACAGAACAAAACCAGCTGTAATCCAGGATTTACCTACACCACGAAACGCCTGGATTTGTAAACGTTTAGGACCGTATTGTAAGTAATCTGCTATAGCATATTGTGCTCTTGTAGGTTCGGGTAGATCAAGCTGATCCCACAATGCCTGTAGGAAAAGCTTGAAATCATTTTTTAGACTATCTATGACACTCGTCATTGGTTCAGCATCTTTTGAATCATCTGGTTTCTTTTTGTTATTTTCTGCATAGCTTGTGCAGCTGGTGCTTTATTTTTTTTATTTAATAAAAGTTTTTTTGCAGCATTCATAAGAGGATTCTTTTTTTTCTTTTTCTTCTTAGCTGGCTTTTTTATAAGAAGTGATTCTCTGTTTTGATACATTTGTTCCATTAAGCTTTACCTAATCTTTTTTTTGCCATTGCTTTGGCTCTGTTTCTAGCCTTTTCTTTATTTTCTGCGCGTCTTGCAGCAACACTACCTCTTCTAGCTAATTTGCCTCTTTCTGTTTTAATAAACTTTTCCTCAAAACGTTGTCTCCTTGTTTTCTTAGGTGCTTCTGTTTTTGTTGTAGTGTTAGAAACTGTTGTAGTTGTTTTATTTACAGCTGGTGTAACTTTAGATTCAGTTTTTACAGGTGATGACTTCTTAACTGTTTTATTAGCAGTATTTACTACGTTGTTTGTAATCTTAGGTTGTTTTGGTCCTTTGTATTCATTAATACGAGTACCTGGTACAACTTTTTTCTTTGCTACTTTTTTAACTGGTTTCTTTTTACTAGTTAGTCTTTTAGCTAAAGGTACAACTTTACCTAAACCTTCATATTTACCAGTTTTTTTATTAGGTCTAAAGATATCTACTACTTCTTTACCAGAATCATATGCTTCTTTTAATAGCAATGCTCTGCCACCAAGTTTTCCTATTGGACCAGTTTTTTGTGCAAGTTTAGAAAGTCTCTGTCCTGTTTTTTTAAGAGGAAACTTTCTAATTTTATTTACAACTGACTTTGCAATCTCCTTAGTTCTATTTCTAGGAAGACCTTTTATTGGTTTTTTGCCTGGTGTTGGACCACTACCTTTTGCTGCCCTTGTTTTTTTAAGTTGTGCTTTTTCTCTTCTTAATTTAGCAGCCTCTGCACGTTTATTAGCTGCCGCTTGCTTTTGTGATTTAGTCTGTATGACTTTCTTACCGCTTGTACCTCCAGCTGGTGGCAGTTGTTTTGCAGTTGGTGTTACAGCTTTAGGTCTTGTAGCTAATTTTCCAGGCTTTTTAGCTTTTTGTATTTTACCACCAGGGGATTTAACAACCTTTCCTCCTGGTGATTTTACTATGGCTCTTTGCGCTTTTTTATATTTAGCCATAGCTTCAGCATATTTTTTGGCACGATTAGGGCCTTTGAAGCTTCTTAAGTTAGGCTTTTTCATTTAACTTATATGTTCTGAAATTAATTGTTCTCTTGTTGGGTCATGCCCATGAGCTTGTCGCATCCATGTCAGCCATTCTTTACTACCTTTGTCTTTATTACATTTTCTACACGCCGGGACGAGATTTCTAAGCGAGCTATCGCCTCCGTTACTTCTTGGTTTAACGTGATCAATCGTGAGTTCGTTTTTTTCATAATTTTTTCCGCAATAAACGCATGTACAGTTGAAGTGTTCCTTGATGGCTCTACGCCACAGCTTTTTTGCTTCTGGACTTGTCATGGTTATTAAGTTGTATAGGTAATGTTTTGGACTAGGTAGTAATGGTGTCATGCTCTACCCTTTCTTGCTCTATTTTTTGATTGTTTTTCGAGAAATACACTGCCATCTTTTTTGTGTGAAACGTCTTTACCATCGCCAACCTTGCCCATTTTCCTATTAAGCATGGCTAGTTTGCTTCTATTTTTTCTACGGTGGGGTTGTTTTTCGTATTCAGTTTGTTGTTTTAGACGTTTGGCTCGTGCTTTTGGATTTCTCGCGTAATATTTAGCGGTACTTCGCATACATTCTCTTCTGTACTGATTCTGGATCTATAGTTGGCATAATTTTTGCCAATTTATCTAATGGTGTACCTTCGTGAGCCACACCGTTTATGTCATTTGTTTTTAACCAATCGCATGCTGCCTTCAAATCTTGAGTAGTGGCTTCTCCGCTTTTTATACGGCTCAAAAATTCTGTAGTAACTAAATTATGCAACTCGTTAAATTGATCTTCGGTTGCTTTTTTGTTCATTCTATTTCTAAACCTTTTTTAACTATGGCAAGTGCCTTATCATCTAATTTATTTGACGATTCAGCTACCAGCTTTTCTAAGATATCGCATATAAAATATTTAAATTTATCGCTTTTTAAAAAGGTTAAAACGATTGGTTTTAGGAGTGCTAACATTGTTTTCTTTTAAATAAGAGCTTATTGGAATAATGTCGTTACACATATGTGCAACTCTGGAACCAGGGCGATGCATAAAACCTTTGGAAAAAATTTCTGCACATTTGAGACTACGCACGAGCTCCATATCTAAGCGTATTTTGTCTTCTTGGCGTTTTGCTAAAGATAAACATTGATCTAAAGATTTCCGTGATAGCGGAACCATAAAGTTTATCTGAAAGCCCCAGTTTTCTGATATGACGTAACCATCTTCTGTCTGTGGCTGTGTATCGTTTCCCATATAAAAAGGTGATAACGTCATAGTTGATCCGTTGCAGCTGTAGCCAGTACCAAAATATTGTCTGGATGGACCGCCATTGTTATTAAATTGAACTGATTGGTTCGTATTATTTGACGTTGCTGCTGCTACTGGATTTGATGAATTTGTTGTTTCTGCAAACAACGGATTTATTGTGAGAATACTGATAAGGAAGTAGTAGTAGCAGTAGTATTTATGTTTATTACTGAATCTATTTCTTCTACTAAACCAGCTGCTCTTGTTGTTGTCTCTAGCTGCCATGCTTGGGTGTTATCTGTAACTGAGAAAGTTGTTGATGAGTCAGTTATATCTCCTGATGGAGTTACGTTTGTACCTGACCAAGTATTTATCTCGGACCCATATACTTTTGTATTCCGAGTTTCTGTTATTGTCTGGGTAGTATTAGTAGTAGATTGCATACTGCCCTGGCTCCACTGAGGAGTCACTGTATTGGCTCTAGCTATGCTGGGTGATAACAGAGCTAAAAGCAAAATAAATTTTTTCATGATTTTAATAAATATTTCCTGCGATAGATATACGCTCTTCATCACTTGTATAAAATGGATAAACTTGATGTTTTAGCTGAGAAGGGAAAACTAATAGTGTTCCTTCCCATGCAGTGTCTAATAAATAATCATAATGATTTACCAATCCTAAAATACTTGTATAAACAAAACTAAAACAACCATTACGAGGCTTATCATTTACATTTTGTGCATGAAATGTTTTACATTCATCTTCATATTTATAAGGTATTCGCATCCATAGAACAAAACTAATT